GAGGAGCCGGATCGCCAGGTTGAGCAGTCGCTGTTCGATCGGGCGATAGGCTATGAGTACACCGAGACGAAAATCGTCAAGGAGGCGGGAAAAATCACCCGGGTTGAGAGGACGACGAAATTCCAGAACCCCGATACCACCGCCTGCATCTTCTGGCTCAAGAACCGCCGGCCCGACCGCTGGCGCGACCATCAGGCGGTTCAGCACGAGCTCAAGGGCCCACTCATAATCCAGCGCACCGATGACGACGGCAAAAATCGTTAGGCCCTACTGGTTCCAGCAGCGCACGCTCGACTCCACCGCCCGCTACGTGGTCATGCTGGGGGGCACCGGCGGGGGCAAGACCTGGTGGGGCCCGGTATGGCTCGCCGACCGTATCAATCGCGACTACGCGTCGGGGATCAGGGACGGCCGCTACCTCGCGCTGGGCCCGACGTCAGAGATGGCGCGGGACCAGATGCTGCCGTATCTGAGCAAACACTACGAGGACACGGCGCTCGAGGGGACATGGAAAGCGCAGTCGGCCATCTATGAGGTCCCCGGCGGCGCGAAGATCTTCTTCCGTTCGGCCGACAGGCCAGAGCGCATTGAGGGGCACCACGTGCGGGCCGCCTGGGTGGACGAGCCCGGGCAAATGAAGGGCTTGATCTGGCCGATCGTCCAGGCGCGCACCGGCTACTACAGCGCGCAGGTCCTGTTCACCGGCTACCCGTGGGCCATGAACTGGTACTACCACGAGGTGTTCAAGCGCTGGGAGGCCGGCGACAGCGACTACGACATCATCCAGTTCCGCTCGATCGACAATCCCGACTACCCGGTCGAGGAGTACGAGCGTGCACGGCGGACGCTCCCGGGCTGGATGTTCGACATGCGCTACGACGGGAAATTCCGTAAACCGGCGGGCCTCGTCTACCCGGAGTTCGACGAGAGTCTTTTCGTGGAGCCGTTCGACATACCCGACGACTGGCCGGTCTATATCGGGCTTGACCCGTCGGTGTTTTTCGGGGCGCTCTTCCTGACCTGGCACGACGGCATCTACTACGCATACAGCGATTACTACACCGAGATATTGACCCCGGCGCAGGAACACGCGCGCGAGCTGCTCGAGCGGGTGCGGGGCCAGGTGTTCTACTGGCTCTACGACCCGGCGCGTCTGACCGACGCGAACGAGCTCGCGCAGCACGGCGTCGGCCCGCTGACCCCGGCGTCGAACCCGGTGTTGCCTGGCATAGGCACCGTGACCGCGGTCATCAAGAGCGGGCGGCTCCGGGTCATGAGAGGGCGGTGTCCGAACCTCGTCGACCAGGTCGAGAAATACTCGTTCCCGGTGGACCCCGTCACTGGCAAATACTCGCGGGAGAACCCGGTGAAAAAGGACGACCACCTGCCCGACTGCCTGCGCTACATCCTGCACTCGCTCGAGGGGGCGCCGGAGCGGCAGGAGCAGACGACGGAAGGGGTCTACCACGACCCCGTATTTATCTCTCCAGTTTAGGAGCGACATGGCGACATACACCGAAACAGACGCCGGGCTGCTGGTGCCCGACGACGTGATGGCCATCAGCGAGAGTCTGGCCTCGCTCGAAAGCTACGCCGCGCTTGAGCTTGCACTGGAGGACTGGGGCTGGACCAGGCTCGGCATCCAGGGCACTCACGAGTTCACGCGCGAAGGCCTGCGCAGGATTACGCAGCTCGCACGGATCATGTACCTCAAGAACCCGCTCATCCAGCGCGGCGTGAACGTCCAGACCTACTACGTCTACGGGCAGGGCATGAACGTCAGCGCCGAGGACGAGGGCGTGAACGAGATTCTCCAGGAGTTCCTCGGTGACGCGAAGAACCAGGCGGAGCTAACCACGCACGAGGCGCGCATTGAAAAGGAGCGCGATCTTCAGGTCGAGGCCAACCTGTTTTTCTGTTTTTTCACGAACGTGACGACCGGGCGGGTCAGGGTACGCAGCATCCCGTTCGACGAGATTACGGAGGTCATCACTAGCCCCGACGACGCGCGCGAACCGTGGTACTACAAACGCGAGTGGGCCCAGGAGGGGTTCGACGTCTCGAGCGGCCGCACGACCACCGAGCCGCAGGTCGTATACTACCCCGACTGGCGACATCGACCGGCCCCCAGGGACCGCCCGAAAACGATCGGCCGGCACCCCGTCGCATGGGATACGCCCGTCTACCACGTCCGCACTGGCGGCCTGTCTCGCATGCGCTTCGGCGTCTCCGAGGTCTATGCAGCCATCGACTGGGCCAGGGCCTACAAGGAGTTCCTGGAGAACTGGTCGACGATCGTGAAGGCCTACTCGCGATTCGCCTGGCGCGCCGCGGGCATGAGCACGCAGTCTGCGGTCGACGCGATGAAGGAGCGGCTGGGGGCGACGACGTCGGCCGGCGCCAGGGCGAACACGAACCCGCCACCGGTTGTGGCCTCGACACTGCTCGAGCCCGGGAGCGTGCGGATGGAGCCGGTGAGAACGGCCGGCGCCACTACGAGCGCCTCGGACGGCAGGCACCTGAAACTGATGGTGGCTATGGTGTTCGGTCTTCCGGAGACGTTCTTCGGCGACACCTCGGTCGGCAACCTGGCGACCGCGAAAACACTCGACCGCCCGACAGAGCTCAAAATGCTCAGTCGTCAGACGTTGTGGGCAAACATCCACCGCAACATCATCGACTACGTCCTCGCCGCCGCGGTACGGGCAGGCCGGCTCTCCGGCAGCGCGACGGAGGAAGACGACGGCACCCCCAGGCTCGAACTCGCGGCCGGAGACCCGGGAATCAGGATAGCGTTCCCGCCGGTCCTCGAGCACGAGACGGAGGCGGCGGTCAACGCGATAGTCAAGGCGGCGACCCTGGGCGGGACAGAGCTCGCCGGCACCATCGAGCTCCCGCTGGTGGCGCGGATGCTACTCGACGCACTCGGCGAGCAGGACGTGGACGAGGTGATAGAGCGGCAGTTCCCGGCGGGTGAGTCGGTTGCAGAGACGCGCCTGGTCCAGGTCGCCCGGCAGCTGAAAGAGGCCGTGCTGGAGCTACGGGAGGGCCACGGTGATTAGCGCGGCCGACAGGCTCCTCGAGGCCGCCAAGGCGCTCAAACGGGAGCGCGTCCTGAAACGTCACGCTGGGCCGCTCGAGAAACGAATGCAGGCGATATTCCGCAAGCAGAAGCGGCTGGCGGCAGCCGGCCTCCAGCGCTTCAGCTCGATGTTCGCCGAGGCGATGAGCGCCACCGAGGTCGCGGTGATGCTCGCCCGCGCGGAGGCCGAGACCGCCGAGGAGATGAGGGTCGCCATCCAGGCGACGTCCAGCAAGGCGTTCTCCTCCGGCATAGAGGCCTCCGGTGTCGGTAGCGTCATCAGTTTCAACGTCGCTCACCCCCTGGCCGTCGGCTGGCTCGAGGAGCACGCCGCGGAGATGGTGACAAAAATCAACGAGACCACCAGGAGCACGATCGCGGGGCTGGTGACGCGGGCCACGGAGGAGGGCTGGAGCTACGGAAAAACAGCGCGTGAGATCACCGCGCGCTACGAGGAGTTCGCCGTCGGCAAACCGCAGCACCACATCCGAAGCCGCGCGCACCTGGTGGCGGTCACCGAGGCGGCCAACGGCTACGAGGAGGGTCAGCGCAGGAGCATGGGCCTGCTGACCGACCGCGGCCTCTCCGTCGAGATGGCATGGGAGACGGTGGGAGACGACCTGGTTTCGGATGGCTGCATGGAAAACGAGGGCGCGGGCTGGATTCCGATAGACGACACTTTCCCGTCCGGGGACGCGCACCCGCCGCGGTTCTCGGGCTGACGCTGCTCCAGTCGCTACCGCGTGGCGGGAGCAGGAGACGAGGAGGGCGCCGAGGACGTAGCCGCGGCGTTCGGGGCCCTGGAGTGAGGAGGTAACGGTGGAAGAGCTGCTGCTCTTGATGCTGCAGGAGGTCGGCCGCGTCATATCGGCCGCGAATGAGGAAAAGATCCGCGCCGCGATAACGGCACTCGAAGCCGTTCTCGCGATGAACAGCGGTGAGGCCGATCGCACGGAGCTGTCGGAGGCCGCAAAAACGGAGGGCGGCAAGAGCTACCCGTCCGCCGCTTATGCCTACGTACCGGACCCGGACAAACCCTCCGGCTGGAAACTGCGGCTGTGGGAGACGCCGGAGAAAAAGGAGTCGGCGGCTCAGGTGGGGCGCGCGGTAGCCGCGCTCTCGCCCGGAGGCCACCGCGGCGAGCCGGTAGAGATCCCCGAGGAGGACCTGCCGCAGGTCAAAGCGCGCGTGCGTGCCGCCTGGAAAAAAGTGAACCCCGACAAGGAGGAGGACGACATGCCGGAACATCTCGCGGAGGCGGCCTACATGTCGCATGACGACGTGCGCGAGCGGCTATCCCAAGCACTGGCAGCGCGGTTCGGAGTGAGCGGGGAGGAGCGTCCTTGGGTGCGCGACGTCTTCGACGACTACCTGGTCTATGAGTTCGGCGGCAGGCTGTTCCAGCTGGACTACGCCACCGACGATAACGGCCGGGTCACGATCGGCGAGCCGTTCGAGGTCTACAAGAAAACGACATACGAGCCCACCGCAGCCGCCGCGAGCGAGGCGGAAGGAGACGAGCTCAAAGGGGAGTTCGTGCCGCTGGTTGAGAGGGCGCTGGGCGAGGACGGGGAGACGCAGATCAGGATCATAGCGCCGGGCTGGGGCAGCTCCGGCTACTACTCCAAGAAGCTGCTCGCCAGAGACGCGGCGATCTACACGCCCGGCACGAAAATGTATTGGGATCACCCGACGCTGCAGGAGGAGCGGGAGCGACCGGAGCGCTCCCTGCGCGACCTGGCCGCAGAGCTTGTGAGCCATGGCACCTACCAGGAGGACGGGCCGGTGGGGCCCGGCGTGTACGCCCGCGCCAAGGTGTTTGGCCCATATCGTGAGGTCTTGGAGGAGCTCGCTCCGCACATCGGCATCTCCCACCGCGCCATAGGAAAGGCGAAGCCCGGCGAGGCCGAGGGCCGCCAGGGGCCGGTCATCGAGAAGCTCGTCGCGGCACGGTCTGTTGATTTCGTAACCACTCCCGGCGCCGGCGGAGAGGTCGTCCAGCTGTTCGAGGCTGCACGCGCCAGGGCCGCCGAAGGCAGTGGCGATAGAACGAACCCGGAGACACATGAGGAGGCGAAGAGGATGAGCGAGGAAAAACTGCAGGAGCTCGAGGAGGCCAGGCGCACCCTCGAGGAGGAGAACAAAAGGCTGAGGGAGGCGCACATGCTCCGGGAGGCCCGCGACGTCGCCGCTGAGAAGATCGGCAAGTCGGACCTGCCAGAGATCACGCAATCGCGCCTGATCGAGTCGCTGTCGCGGAACCCGGTGGTGAAGGACGGCGAGCTCGACCACGAGGAGTACGGCAAGGCCATCGACGAGGCGATCAAGGCCGAGGTGGAGTATATCTCCAGGCTCACCGGCGTCGGCTCAGGCGCCATCAAGGGCATGGGCGGAAATGGCGAGGCCACGTCCGTTGAGGAGAGCAAGGGGCGGATCGAGAGCTCCTTCCAGCGCCTCGGCCTGTCGGAGAGCGCGGCCAAATCGGCCGCCCAGGGACGCTAGGAGGGAGACATGGCAACCAACAGGAAATACGAGGACTCGCGGTACCAGTACCTGCCGGTCGGCGCGGGCGTCAAATCGGGCGACCCGGTTGCCTGCGGCACCATGACCGGCGTGGCGCTCACAGACCGCGACACCGCTGGATATTCCACGATCGATTTCGGGGGGATCTACGACCTCTCTGTCGAGGCAGTGGACGATGACGGCAACAGCGCGGTCGCAGTCGGAGACAAGCTCTACTACACCTCAACCGACGATCCCGTGCTGACGAAGAAATCGAGCGGCATGTTCTTCGGCTTCGCACGCGAGGGCATCACCAGCGGCGAGACGGCGACCATCGAGGTCATGATCTTCGCCGGCCCGGGTCCCGGGTCCGCGGACATCATCGGCCCGATCACGACCGACCAGCTCGCCGACGAGGCCGTCACCGGCCCGAAGATCGACGCCGACGTCGCCGGCGCCGGGCTGGCAAGAGCCGCGGAGACGGGCATCCTGTCCGTGGACGTGGACGATGCCACGATAGAGATCGCGACCGACACGCTGCAGGTCAAGGACGACGGGATAACCGCGGACAAGATCGGCGCCGACGTGGCGGGCTCCGGGCTCGCCCAGGCTCTCGACGGCTCGCTCGATGTCGACGTGGATGACGCCACGATCGAGGTTGACGGTGGCACCGGCAAGGTGCAGGTGGTCGACGGTGGAATCACGCTTTCGAAACTCGGCGCGTCCGCGAACCTCGCGGCTGTCGTGGCCGCAGGACTCGGCGTGTCCGACCTGGTCGCGCACGACGACACCTCGCCCGTTGAGCTCCTGGCCGCTAACGGGAGCGGGGAGGGCGACCGCGCCGTGCTTGTCGTGGCCGTGTGCACCGAGAGTCTGGCAGGCGAGACGCCCCCCACGTTCTCTCTCGGGCAGACTGCGGCCGTCGAGAAATTCATCGCCTCGGCGAGTCTGGCCGGCGCGACCGAGGGAGACGTGTTCATCGGGGCCGGCGCGCTCACAGAGGAGACGGCCCTCATCGCGACGGTCACCGGAGGCCTGGGCAGCGACCCGGCCCCCGCCGGCGAGTTCAGCGTAACCGTGCTCGCCCTGCCGGTCGCGAGCAGCTAGGGAGAGAGGAGACAGAACTATGCCTAGAGCTGACGACCTTTGGAACCTGAGCGGCACGTTCCGCTCGGACAGTGAGGAGCTGGCCCGCCTGATTAACGAGAGCGGGCAGCGCATGCGCGGCCGCAACAATGACCCCGCCTATCTGGCACGCCTCGCCGAGGCGACCGAATTCCTGGCGGACGTCATAGAGGGCCGCAGGAGCACGTTCTGGCTGCAGGAGGCCTTGAGTACGAGCGATTTCCCGCTCCTCATGGGCGATATCCTGGACCGCCAGCTGCTCGGGAAATGGCAGGAGACGCCCGCTACCTGGCCGAACTACTGCCGCCGCGGCACCGTGCGCGATTTCCGCGCCGCCCGCAGGCTGCAGGTCGACGGCCTCGAGGGACGCTACATACCCGACTATGAGAAATCCGAGGGTGAGCCGCCCAAGGAGGACAATGAGCTGACCGAGAGTGGCTACACGGTGCAGGTGTCGGTCTACGAGAAGGCCGCGGCGCTCAACTGGAAGATGCTCATCAACGACGACCTGGACGCGTTCAGCGACATCCCCGAGAGGCTGGCCCGGGGCGCGCGGCGCACTGAGGAATACCTGGCGACGTCGCTGTTCGTCGACGCCAACGGCCCGCATGCCTCGTTCTACACGGAGGATAACGGCAACATCGTCGACGGCAACCCGGAGCTCTCGATCGAGGGCCTGCAGACGGCGTTCACTCAGCTGTCCCAGGCGACAGACGCGAACGGCGAACCGATCGCGATAACCGCCGTGGAGCTCGTCGTGCCTCCTGCCCTGGAGGTGACGTCGATGAACATCCTCAATGCCCTGCAGCTCGAGCTGAACACTGCGGGCGGCACAACGGATTCGAAACTCATCGCCGTCAACTGGATGAAACAGCGCGTGCGCTTGAGCGTGAACCATTACATCCCCGTGGTCGCCACCACCAACGGGGACACGTCGTGGTTCCTGTTCGCGAGTCCGTCAGTCGGCCGGCCGGCGCTCGAGATGAGTTTCCTGCGCGGCTACGAACAGCCCGGACTCTACCAGAAGGCGCCGAACACCATGCGCGTCGGCGGCGCGGTGGACCCGATCCTGGGCGATTTCGACACCAACGAGATCCGCTACAAAGGGATGCACATCCTAGGCGGGACCCGGATGGAGTCGAAGGCGACGGTCGCGAGCAACGGAACGGGCAGCTGACGAGATGACGGAGACGGGGCCTCGGACGCCGGGGCCCCGCTCGTCTGGAGGTAGAGGATGCCACCTGTTACGACTCCCACCGACGCCTGGCTCAAGCTGGTCCACGCGGAGCTCGTGAAACTCAATAGGGCGCTCGCGAGGAAACCAGCGGTGCGCAAGCCGGCCGCGAAAAAGGCGAGGCGATGAGCTACGACCCGACAACAGACTCCGGCATGGTCCGCCTGATCTGCACGGACACAAACCCGTCCGAGGAGATGTTGTCCGACGCCGAGATCACAGCGTACCTCGCGCTCAATGACGGCAACATCCGAATGGCCGCCGCCGACGCGCTCGACCACATCGCGGCCAACGAGGTCCTGGTCCAGAAACGGATAAAGCTCCTCGACCTGTCGACCGACGGCCCGTCAGAGGCCAAGGCGCTGCATGAGCTCGCCGAGACGCAGCGGCGCCTGGCGGCCGATGGAGCCGAGGAGCCCGTCGTCGACTGGGCAGAGAACCCGGTCGACGTGTTCTCCTGGCGCGAGAAGCGTCTGAAGGACGCGCAGAGGGGCCTGCCGTGATCACGCACCCTGAACTACTGACGGACCTCAAACGCTTTTTTCCGTCTGTCTGTGTCATCCAGAATCACACGACAGTCAAGGACAGCTACTGCGAGGACGTCCAGAACTGGCACGACCTGCACGCGGATGTGCCTTGCGCGGTCGCCCCTGCGGGCGGCGACGAGGTGCAGAGGGCCGACATGACCTACGTGAAAACGTCGCACACCGTGCTGCTCGCCGGCCACTACAGCGACGTCGAGGAGACCATGCGCGTGCTCGTTGACGGGCTGGCGCTCGACATCCGGCTCGTCGAGCACGACAGCCACGCCACCGTGACCCGCCTGGCCTGCGAGGTGGTCTCATGATCAATCCGTGGATCAAGGTCCTCGGTGCTAAAAACGTACTCAACGCGTTCGAGAAACGTTTCGGGGAGTATGCCGACAATCTCGAGGCCGCGGCGACCGCCGGAGCACTGGTGCTCGAGAACGCCGCCAGGGACAAAGCGCCGTACAAGACGGGCACCTTGAAACGCTCTCTGACCCACGAGACGATCGAGAAAAGCCCGGACGCCGCCTACGTCGCGGTCGGGACGAATCTCGAGTACGCCGCGGTGCAGGAGTTCGGCGGCACCATCAAATCCAAGAGCGGCTACCTGGTGTTCCAGACCGAGGATGGCCAGTGGCATAGCGTTCCGTCCGTGAGTGTCCCCGCCAGGCCCTATCTGAGGCCGGCGCTGGACGAGAACAGGGGCCGGATCGTCGACGAGGTCAAGCGCGTACTGAAGGGGCTCTGATGTCGATCGAGACGTCGCTCGCCGCGCACCTCGCGGAAAACGTGCCGCTCGCCGGCGGACGCGTGCACCCGGCGGCCCTGCCGCAGAGGCCGACACTGCCGGCGCTGGTCTACCTGCGGGTCTCCGGTGTCCCCACCTACGACCACGACGGCCCCACCGGCACGGTCGAGGCGAGGTTCCAGGTGAGTTGCTGGGCAACGAGGTATGGCACCGCCAGGCAGCTGGCCGCACAGGTGCGCTCGTGCCTCGAGGGATACAAGGGCCTGATGGGAGACACCGAGATAGGGCACTGCTTCTGCGTCGCCGACCGTGACGCGCGCGAGGCGGAGCCGGGACTGTACCACGACCCGCTCGAATTCACGGTCATGTACTACGAGTAGCGAACAGCAACCAGAGCAGGGAGGGTAGGCCGCACGAGCGGCCTTTTTTAGTACAAGGAGGAGGACCATGACCCAGGCAAAATCGACGTTCGGCGTCGAGCTCTACCGCAACGGCAACAAGGTCGGCGCCGTGACCAGCATCGGCGGCGTGAACATCGAGCTGGAGATCGAGGACGGGACGGAACACGATTCCCCCGGAGGCTACAGGGAGAAGATCGGCACGGTGCTCAACGCCGATAGAGTCCCGATCGAGGGGCATTTCTACCCCGGCGACTCGACCGGACAAGTCGGGATGAGGAGCGACATGGAGACAAAGCTTCCCCAGGCCTTCGAAATCCGCTACCCCGACGCCATCGGAGCGTCCTGGACGTTTACCGCCTTGGTAGCGAAATTCGGTACGGGCGACGCCCCGACAGACGGCAAGCTGACGTGGGCGACCGAGCTCGAGATCACCGGCAGGCCCGAGCTCAACATAAGCAGCTCGACCGGCCTGACGACGCCGTTCTTCTCGACCGACGTCGGCTCGATCGTGCCCACGCCGGCGGGTGACGCGTATAGCTATGTCGTCTACATCCCCACCGAGGAGACGGAGGTCGTGATAACTCCGACGGCCTCGGCAGGCGTCATCACGATCACCGCGAATGGCGCTTCTCAGGTCGTGACCTCCGGGAACCCCTCGAGCCCAATCGCGCTCGGGGCGGCCGGTTCGGTGGTCGAGTGCACGATCTCGGTCAAGGAAACCGGGAAAATCGCCAAGAGCTACAAACTCAATCTGACCAGGGCCGCCGGGGCCTAACGAGGAGGAGATGCTCTCGTGGGAGAGGCCGCACCGTACGAAATGATCGAGCTCGACAAGCCGCGCAAACTGCAGTTCACGTTCGGCGTCGCCAAGCGCTTCAAGGAGATCACCGGCAAAGAGATCCAGGACGTCGACGAAAAGGCTACTTTCGAGGAGGTCAGCACGCTGCTGTACCTGATGCTCCAGGTGGAGGACAAGGAGCTCAGTCAGGAGCAATCCGATGACCTGTTCCATTTCTCGCGCATGAACTACTACGTCAGCGTGCTGAACCGCCTGATGGTCGCGTCCACCCCGGAGGGCGAAGCCCCAAAAGAGGAGCCGGAGCCCGAGCCCGAGACTACGACTGGGTCGAACTCTGGGCCTTCGGCCGAACCTGCCTCGGCCTAGCCCCTGGCGAGTTCTGGGACCTGGCGCCTGTAGAGTACGAGGCGCTGCGACAGCAACACTTGGAGCAGGCGCGCCTCGAGGACATCCGCAGCGCCCGCCTCACCTGCATCCTCGCCAACGCCTACCGCGACACGAAGAGGCACACCCGGCCGTTCGAGCTGGAGGATTTCCTGCTCCTCGAGCACGACGACGAGCCCCGGCGAGAGCAGGACCCCGACGAAATGCTCCTCATGATCATGGCAATTAACGACATCTTCGGCGGCACGGTGATAGTCGATGGGCAAAGAAATTGAGCGACTCTCCATAGCGGTAGGGGCCGACTCCTCGGCGCTCGCCGGGGCCATGGGCCCTATCGGTGGGCTTGTGGGCAAACTGACCGGCATGTTCTCCGGCGCCGGCGCGGCGATCGCCGCCGGTATCGGGGGGGCGGCGACAGCCATAGGGGCTTTCGCGGTCAAATCCGCAAAAGATATCGAGGCCGGCACCCACAAAATCCGCACCGGCACGGGCGCTACCGGAAAGGCGCTAGCCGACCTCTCGGGTTCGATGAAAAACGTCGGCAAAGATGTTCCTGAGTCGTTCGAGGAGGTCGGGGGAGCGATAGCCGACCTCAACACCCGCCTCGGCCTCACCGGCAAACCCCTCGAGGACCTCACTACGAAGATGATGAACCTGGGCAGGATCACCGGCGAGGACGTGCCCGCCCTCATCGCGTCCACCACCCGCGTGTTCGGTGATTGGGCGGTCGCCACGGAGGACCAGAGCGCCGCCCTTGACTACCTGTTCAACGTGTCGCAGTCCACCGGCATCTCTGTCGGCAGCCTCTCCGAAAAGCTCGTCAAATTCGGCGCACCCCTGCGCCAGCTCGGTTTCGATATGGAGACCACTGCCGCTCTCCTCGGAAAATTCGAAAAAGAGGGCGTCAACGTCGACCTGGTCATGGGCTCCATGAGGATCGCCCTGGGCAAAATGGCGCGTGCCGGCGAGGAGCCGATAGAGACGTTCCGACGCGTGACAGAGCAGATTAAAAGCACCGGGTCTGCGGGCGAGGCCAACGCTCTCGCGCTCGAGCTGTTCGGCGCCCGTGCCGGACCGGACATGGCCGCGGCGATTCGCGAGGGGCGGTTCGAGATCGACGACCTCATGGGAACGCTCGCGGGCTCCGGCGAGACCATCAATGCGGCGGCCGGCGACACGTTGAAACTCGGCGACCGCCTGAAGATTCTGGGCAACAACGCCAAGGTGATCGCCGAGCCTCTCGGCAAGGGGATCTTGGTCGCACTCGAGTGGGCGGTGAAAGGTATCACGAAGGCGATCCGATGGATTAGCGAGCTCGTGACGAAGATCCGCACGGCGGGCGGCGGATTCAAGACGGCGCGCGATATCATCAGCAAGGTTTTCAGTTCCATCCGGTCTGTCATCTCCACGGCGGTCAAAATCATCACCGGGCTGTGGGACCGTTTCGGAAAGCAGATCGTCAACCAGATCAAAACGAGTTTCGCGTTCATCTGGAACATCATCAAGGCGGCGTTCAAAGTGATCCAGGGGATCTTCAACGTATTCAAGGCGATCTTCACCGGCGACTGGTCACTGTTCTGGGACGGCATCAAGGCGATCTTCGGTGGCATCTGGAACGCAATCAAGGCGGTTTTCTCGGCCGTCTGGAACACTATCAAAAACATCGCCCAGGCCGTATGGAACGCAATCTCCGGCGTGGCAAAGGCGATCTGGAACGGCATCAAAGCATATTTCGAGTTCTGGCTGAAAGCGGCCAAGACGGTTTTCACCACGGTCTGGAACGCCATTAAGGCGGTCATCACGGGAATCTGGGACGGCATCAAGGCGGTGGCCTCGGTCGTCTGGGAGGGCATCAAGAAGGTAATCTGGGACCCCGTGAAATGGGCGTGGGACAAGATCGTGGGCGCGTGGAACGCCATCAGAGATTTTATCGTCGGGATATGGGACGGCATCAAAGACACCGCGTCCAGCGTTTGGGGCGGTATCTCGAACGCGGTCGCCAGAATCTGGGACGGCATCAAAGACACCTGGTCACGTGTCTGGGACGGCATCACCGGCGTTGTGAAAAAAGCCGTGAAC